TTGTAGATATAGTAGTAAATGGTATGGCTGATAGATCATATGATATTAAAGCTTATTCACAAGACCCTGCAGCAATAAAAGAAAGAACTGATTATGTAGAAAATATTGTTTCAGACATGCAGGCTAAAGGTTTTAATGACCAAGTGGCTCAACAATTTGGTATTGATATGTATAAAACAGATCAAGCTAAACTACCTGAAACATCAGAAGAACTAGAGCTTCATATGCAGCTTGATTATAAACAAGCTATTGAAATTGCTGAAGAAGAAGCTATTAATAGTGTTTTTGATAAAAACAAGTATGAATATGTATCTAAAAGAATAAATAATGATTTAGTAACTATAGGTATAGGTGCTGTAAAAAATTCATTTAATAAATCTGAAGGTATTAAAATAGAATATGTTGATCCTGCTAACCTTGTTTATTCTCCAACAGAATCTCCTTATTTTGATGATATATATTATGTTGGTGAAGTAAAAGATATTTATATAAATGAACTTAAAAAAGAGTTTCCAGATTTATCAGATGAAGATTTAGAAAAGTATAGAAATATAGGTGGATCACAAAGAAATACATCTTCTATATCTAAAAAACAAGATGATGATAACTCTATTAAAGTTTTATATTTTGAATATAAAACATATATGAATGAAGTTTATAAAATTAAGAATACTTCTACAGGTGGTAAAAAAGCTATTAAAAAAGATGATGGTTTTGATCCTCCAAAAAATGAAGATTACGAAAAAGTAAATAGAGTTATAGAAGTTATCTACGAAGGTGTTAAAATTATTGGTACTGGAAGCGAAGATGTTTTAAAGTGGGAACTTAAGAAAAACATGATAAGACCTAAAGCTGATACTACTAAAGCTGTAATGAGCTATAGTATTTGTGCTCCTAGACTATATCAAGGTAGAATAGAGTCTTTAGTTGGTAGAGTAACTGGTTTTGCAGATATGATCCAAATAACTCATTTAAAATTACAACAAGTACTATCTAAAATGGTACCAGATGGTGTTTATTTAGATGCTGATGCTCTTGCTGAAATTGATTTAGGTAATGGTACTAATTATAATCCAGCAGAGGCATTAAACATGTTCTTCCAAACAGGTTCTGTTATTGGTAGATCAATGACACAAGATGGTGATATGAATAGAGGTAGTATGCCTATTCAAGAATTAAACACTAGCGGTAAAGGTGGTAAAATACAAAGTTTAATACAAACTTATAATTACTATTTACAAATGATGCGTGATGTAACTGGTTTAAATGAAGCTAGAGATGGTAGTATGCCTGACAAAGATGCTTTAGTTGGTATACAAAAAATAGCAGCCGCTAATTCTAATACAGCGACAAGACATTTATTACAGTCTAGTTTATATATAACTTTATCTACTGCAGAGTGTATAGCAATGCGCGTATCAGACGTAATTGAATATTCTCCTACAAAAGAATCATTTATAAAATCATTAGGTAAATTTAACGTTGGTACATTAGAAGAAATGGCTAGCTTGCATTTACATGACTTTGGTATATTTTTAGAATTAACTCCTGACGAAGAAGAAAAACAAATACTAGAAAACAATATACAAGTTGCTTTACAACAAAACAGTATAAACTTAGAAGATGCTATTGATATTAGAGAAGTTAGAAACCTTAAGCTAGCTAATCAATTGTTAAAGATAAGAAGAAAAAAGAAACAAGCTTTAGATCAGCAAATAGCACAACAAAATATACAAGCACAAGCGCAAGCAAACGCTCAAGCCTCACAAGCAGCTACACAAGCTGAAATGCAAAAACAACAAGCGCTTGATCAAGGTAAAGCACAGATGCAACAAGTTAAAGCACAGCTTGAAATGCAAAAGCTTGAAAGAGAAGCACAGCTTAAAAAAGAATTAATGCAGTTAGAGTTTGAAATGAATATGCAATTGAAACAAGCTGAAGCTGATGTTTACAAACAAAGAGAATCACAAAAAGAAGATCGTAAAGACGAGCGAACTAAAATACAAGCTTCACAACAAAGTGAACTTATCGCACAAAGAAAAGATAACGCACCTCCTAAAAGTTTTGAATCCGCAGGTATGGATAACTTAGGTGGTTTTGGATTAGAGCAATTTGATCCGCGTTAAACGTTAATTATTTAATTATATTATATTATGGAAAACACTGAAAAACAAAATGAAGTTCTTCAAGAGGTTAAAACAGAACAAGAAGCTGTTGAACAAAAAGTTGAACAAAAACAAGAAGCGCCTAAAATTCAAGCTAAAGTAGTTAAATCAGAAGGCGGTAACTTTAAAGTAAAACTAAAAAAGAAAAACGAGCTCGTTCAAGAGCAAAGCGCAGATGAACTTCCTGTTCGCGATCAACCCGAAGCTAGCAAAAAAGTTTCTGAAGAAAACAAAGAAGAGCAAGTTGAAAAGCTTGCCGAAAAAAGTGAAGAAGAAAAAGAAGTAATACTTCAAGAAGTTTCACAAGAACAATTAGCAGAAGAAGAAATACAACAAAAAAAATTAGTTGTAGAAAAACCTACTCCTGAACCTAAACAAGAACCACAAGTTGTAGTTCCTGAAAACTTACAAGATTTAGTTAAGTTTATGGAAGATACAGGTGGTAGTTTAGAAGATTACACTAGGTTAAATGCTGATTATACAGATATAAATGACGGTACTCTTTTAAAAGAATACTATAAAAATACTAAACCTCATTTAGATATAGAAGAAATTAACTTTTTAATTGAAGATAATTTTGAATATGATGAGGAACTTGATGAGCCAAGAGATATTAAAAAGAAAAAATTGGCTTTCAAAGAAGAAATTGTAAAAGCTCGAAAGCATCTTACTGGCCTAAAGGATCAGTATTACAAAGAAGTCAAGTTGGGTTCTAAGTTGACCAGCGAGCAGAAAGAGGCAGTAGACTTTTACGATACATATAAACAAGAACAAGCCACTAATAGTGAGAAACAAAAACTACAGTTTGACCATTTTCAAAAATCTACTGACAATGTTTTTAATAATAATTTCAAAGGTTTTGATTTTAATGTTGGAGACAAAACATATAGATACAATGTGAACAATGTTCAAGATGTAAAAAAATACCAAAGCGATATATTTAATTTTGTAGGAGAGTTCCTAGATAATAATAGTATGATACAAGACGCTAAGGGATATCACAAGGCTTTGTACGCAGGAAAAAACATTGATAGAATAGTTAAACACTTTTATGATCAAGGTAAAGCAGACGCTATAAAGGAGACTAGTATTAGTGCTAAAAACATTGATATGTCTCCAAGAACAGTTAAATCTGCTGTTAGTCCAAGTGGTGCAAAGTTTAAAGTATTAGGTGATGATAGTTCTAGTTTAAGATTTAAAATTAGAAAATAACAACTTAAAATTTAAAAAAAATGGGATTTAATACGTCTTTAGGCTTAGGTGGTGATTACTCTTTAACAGGTTCTCCATCTCAAGTCGTAAGTGCAAACAACTATCTTGATTTAGCTAATACAGCTAACCAAGGGTGGGCACAACAATACTTACCAGAATTATACGAACAAGAGATCGAAAGATACGGAAATCGTACAATTAACGGATTCTTATCAATGGTAGGGGCAGAGATGCCTATGGAATCTGACCAAGTAGTGTGGTCTGAACAAAATAGATTACATATTGCTTACAAAAACAAAACTGGAAACGCAACTGCTGTAGCGGATGTAAGTGCAAACACAATAACACTAGGTAGTGATTACACAAACTCTGTAAGAGTAGGTGCTACTGTAATTGTTACTGATTCTGCAACAGGACTTAACACGATTGTTTGTAGAGTTTCTGCAACATCTGGTCAAGTTATTACAGCACAACCATACAAGACAGCTGACATGTCAAGCAGTCTTTCTGATGGTGGTGTAAATGTTTTTGTATTTGGTTCTGAATTTGCTAAAGGTTCTGCTTCTATGGTAGGAGAACTTAAGCCAAGCTTTACTAAGTTTGATAACAGACCAATGATTCTTAAGGATCACTTCAAAATTTCTGGTTCTGATACTGCTCAAATTGGGTGGGTTGAAACAACTACTGAAGAAGGACAATCAGGTTTTTCTTGGTACATGAAATCTGCTAGTGAAACTAAATTAAGATTTGAAGATTACATAGAAATGGCTATGATAGAAGCTGTAAAAGGTGTTCCTGGTTCTTCTGTTGCAGATACTGCGATGGGTATTGCTGGTGAAAACTTTGGTAGCGAAGGTTTATTTGAAGCTGTAGAAACTAGAGGAAATGTATTTGAAGATTTAGCTAGTTTAGCTGATTTTGATTTAGTACTTAAAAATCTTGACAAGCAAGGTGCAATTGAAGAAAACATGCTTTACGTAAATAGACAATTAGCTCTTACAATCGATGATATGGTTGCTGGGTTAAACTCTAACTACCAAGGTGGTGCTTCTTTTGGAGTATTCTCTAACGACGCTGATATGGCGCTTAACTTAGGTTTCTCTGGATTTAGAAGAGGTTCTTATGACTTCTATAAGTCTGACTGGAGATACTTAAACGATGCTGCTGGAAGAGGTGGTTTTGGAGATGTTTCTGGAATTTTAATTCCTGCTGGTACTTCATCTGTATATGATGAAAATCTAGGTAAAAACATCAAAAGACCTTTCTTACACGTAAGATATAGAGCTTCTCAAACTGATGATAGAAGAATGAAATCTTGGGTAACAGGATCTGTAGGTGGTGCATCATATATCGGAGACGATTATATGGAAGTACACTATTTATCTGAAAGATGTTTAGTTGTACAAGCGGCTAATAACTTTGTGATGTTAAAAGAATCATAATTAATAACCTTTTAAAAACTAAACAAAATGGATAAATTTTTAATTTTCATAGACGCGGCTGACGACGCGGCTATGTACCCTTTATCTAGCCTTATTGGCATGACTGTAGCTGCTGACGCAACTATACTAATGCAATTTAAGTCTAGTGTAGGTGGAGGAACAGGTGCTGAGCACGACACTGTAACTTTAACTGTTACTGCTAACTCTGAGCTTAAAGTTTTCAAAGCATTAGCTAAGAAAATTGGAAACGCAGGTAGCTTTAACGCTGACGGTTATGTTGTTGTTTGTGATGATGTAAACTCTGAGTTTGCTCATGCTGACATTGCTAGCTGTACAATTACTCTTGATTCGTAAATAGAATCAAACTAAACCAAAGGCGTCTTATTGGCGCCTTTAGGTTTATTTTTTAAACTATTAAATTATATTATATTATGGAAACAAAAGAAAAAAAGCCTAAAAAGGCTAAAGAAATTATAGTGTCAACTCCTAAAGTAGTTGATAAAACTCCTAGATGGGAGATGAAAGATAGAAGATATTTTTTAAAAAAAGATGGTACACCTTTAACGTATGTGTTACAGTCTAAATCAACAAGAAGAAAACCATTGTTATGGTGGGACGAAGAAAAGGGTATTAATAGAGAAATGAGATACTCTAGTAATCAAAAATCAATATTTGTTGATGAACAAGATGATAACGTTATGTTAGATCATATTATTTTTGAAGATGGTGTTTTATTTGTACCAAAAACAAATCAACCATTACAAAAACTATTAACATTATATCATCCAAAAAAATCATCTGTTTATCAAGAAGTAGACGATGTTGCTGATGCAAAAGAAGATTTAATTGATATTGAAACTGAAATGAAAGCTTTAAATACAGCTACATCAATTGAAATAGATCAAGCAGAGGCTATACTAAGAGTTGAGCTAGGATCACAAGTAGATAAAATGAGCTCTGCAGAAATAAAGAGAGATTTATATTTATTTGCTAGACAAAATCCAGTATTGTTCTTAGATCTTGTAAATGATGAAAATGTTATACTTAGAAACTTAGCGATTAAAGCTAACGAAATGAGTATAATAAAACTAGCACAAGACCAAAGAAGTTTTACTTGGGGTGCAACTGATAGAAAATTAATGGAAGTACCTTTTGATGAAAATCCATATTCAGCTTTTGCTGCTTGGTTAAAAACAGATGAAGGTGTTGAAGTTTACAAATCAATACAAAAAAGAATAAATTAATAATAAATAGTCATGGCCCTTTAATTAGGGCCAATGATTATAACAACATATAAACATGGCAATATCAGTAGATAGAGTGTATAGAAAAGTATTAGCTATACTAAACAAAGAGTCCAGAGGTTTTTTAACACCTGATGAGTTTTCAAAAATAGGATCTCAAGCTCAACTTGATTTATTAGATAAAGCTTTTCATGACTACAACAGGGCTGTAGCAAAACAGTCTGTTGGTAGAACAGGTCAAGGTTATGCTGATGTAACTAAAAAATTACAAGACCGTATAGATCCGTTTTACGCTCTTGAGATAGTAACATTAACAAGTGGTGTAGGAACTTTACCTACATTTTACAACATTGTAAATGTATCTAAAGAAAAAGATAGATTAATACAGTTAGAAAGAGTAGAAAAATCAAAACTAAGCTTTTTATTATCTTCACCGTTGACAGCTCCGTCAACAACATTTCCAATATATTATATAACAGGTAGCAACATAACAGTTAATCCTAGTAGTTTTACGCAAGTACATATAGACTATATATCAGTACCACCTGATCCTGTATGGGCTAGTACGGTTGACGTTAATGGCGCTTTAACTTTCGACAGTACTGGAGCTTCTGGTGTTTCTTTTGTAGATTTTACATTACATCCATCAAGCGAAGTTGATTTAATATTAGAAATATTAAGATACGTAGGGGTAACAATAAAAGATCCTTCTGTAATACAAAGTGCTATGGCAGAAACAAATCAAAAAATACAACTTGAAAATCAATAATAAATGGGATTATTAAACAATAAAACACAAGAGACATATTACACTGGTAGTCAAGTTTTTTATATAAACGGTATAGGTGATAATTACCCAGGGTATACATATTCATTAACTAATATAGAAACTGAACATGGTGATAAATTAACATATTCTGATATAAGAGTTTATGTAGAATCAGGTAATGTAGATTACACTAATAGAGAAATATTTGATTTTGAAGTAAATAATACTGTTTTAACAATATTAACATCTGGAGCATCTGGTGGTGATGGTGATCAAGCTTTTGATGAATTATCAGAAATAAATGCTGAAGGTTCTGTTAGAGTAGAATTAATGCATCATATGTTTGGTGGTTATAGATACTCTTCATTATCTGATGTAGTTAATAGTTTTATGGTTGCTTATGTAGGTGATGGTAAACTAATAAATAATGTTGTAAAATCTGATGTTTTGTTTCACGCAAAAAGAGGTTTACAAGAGTTTAGCTATGACGTTTTAAAAACTGTTAAAATACAAGAAGTTGAATTAAGCCCTTCTTTAACAATACCAATGCCTCAAGATTATGTTAGTTATATAAAACTATCTTATGTAGGCACTGATGGTATAAAAAGAATTATATACCCTACTAGATTAACTTTAAATCCAACTGAAGCACCTGCGCAAGACAATGATTACAATTATGTATTTGATAATGATGGTAAAGTTGTTACAGGGTCTTCATACACAGAGACTCAATGGAAAGGTTTTAATACAGATAATATAACTGGTAACTTAAATACAGAAGATGATTATTTTATAGGTAAAGATAATCACTTAGAAGAAAACTTTGGTAGAAGATATGGGTTAGAACCAGAGCATCAACAAGTAAATGGTTATTTTACTATAGATGAAAGAACAGGTAGCTTTGCTTTTAGTAGTGATTTATCTGGTAAGATAATTACAATAGAATATGTGTCCGATAGTTTAGGTACTGACGCTGAAATGAAAGTACATAAATTCGCAGAAGAAGCTTTATACAAGCATATTGCTTTTAACGTTCTAGCAACAAAAAGAAACATACCTGAGTATATAGTTCAAAGATATAAGAAAGAGCGCAGAGCAGCGCTTAGAAATGCAAAACTAAGGTTATCTAAGATAAATCTTGAAGAAATATCTCAAGTAATGAGAGGAAAAAGTAAACATATAAAAAGTTAACATATGCCTAAAATTCAAAATAGCTTTCTAAAAGGTAAAATGAATAAAGACCTTGACGAAAGACTTGTGCCTAAAGGTGAATATCGTGAAGCGCAAAATATATTGATTACGCAGTCAGAAGGTTCTGATGTAGGTGCTGTAGAAAACATTGAAGGTAACTCTTTGGCTGTGCCTAGACCTTCGTTATATTCAACAGTTAGATTTGTTGATCCACCTGAAACTATAGGTTACTATGCAGATACTTTAAACAAAAGAGCTTTTTGGTTTGTAACAAACTTTACAGGTGACAACGGTGATATAAGAACTATGTCTAGAGCACAAGCCTCTGATACTTGTCAAATACTTATGGCTGACTTAAATGATACTTCTGCTGCTGCTAAAATAATAGTAGAGGGTCATTTTTTAAATTTTAGTAAAGATCATTTAATTACTGGTGTAAACTTAATTGATGATTTATTGTTTTGGACTGACAATTACAATCAACCAAGAAAAATAAACGTAACTAACGCTATTGAGAACGTAAACTACTATACGTTAGAAGAACAAATATCTGTTGCAAAAGTTGCTCCTTATTTAACACCTATATTATATGATAGCACTGGCGCTGGAGACGAGCACACGTTAACTAATGACGAAACTATAACTTCTGATTTTTTAAAAGATAGATTTGTTAGATTTTCGTATAGATATAAGTATGAAGACGGTGAGTACACAACAATGGCTCCGTTTACTCAAATTATATTCAGACCGTTAAACAGAGGTCATATACTTAACGTTTTAAGCACTGACACAAACGAAACAGATGTACAAGATGTGTATTCTAAAACTACAGTAGATATAATGAAAAATCATTATAACAAGATAGATATAAGAATACCTTTACCTAGCAACGATTACGAAACTGATGCTGGCGTTAATTTTACAAATAATTTACATATAGTTAAAATAGAGGTACTTATTAAAGAGTCTGATGAAGATGTTGTTAAAGTCGTTAAAGAAATAGACGTAAATACAAATGAATCATTTTTAAATCAAATAGAAACAACGCCTGTTTTTGATACTTTAAATGACGTTACTTTATATAGACATGTTTATAAACATGAGTACAACTCTGAAGATACTTATACAAACATTGAAGAT